ACCTACGCCAACTTCCCGCCCACCGACGCGGATAGCATCACGGCCAGCGCGCCGCCAACGATTTCTGCCGCAACCAAGAGCCAGGACAGCACCCTGACGGGCTGGACTACGGCAATCGCGGCTGGCAGCACACTACGCTTCAATGTGGACAGCGCCGCGACGATTACCCGATGTACGCTTAGTTTGAAAGTGACGAGGAGTTGAGATATGGCTAGACTATGGACTGACGGCGCAGAGTTCGGGGACGTGCTGTTTTGGGACACTCCCTCGACTTTAGCGACTACGACAACCAATCCGCGTTCGGGGGTCTACTGCTACACTATGGGCGGTTACATCCCAATCCAAAAGAATATTCCCAATCTAACAGAGTTTTACCTCAGAGCAGCTTGGAGGGAAAGCGGTTACAGCACCGATTATAGGTCGCCGGGATGGATGAACGGTGCTACTGAATTAGGAAGCGTTCGCGTCAATGTATCTACCCACTTTGTTGAGATTTATACCGGAACTGGAACACTTGTAGACACAGGAACTATCGCGCTTACTGCTGGCACTATGTACTTGATCGAAGTACACGTTAAGATTGATGATACGGTGGGGGCAATCGACGTAAAAATCGACGGTATTGCTGATGCCTCTTTTGCGGGCGACACCAAGCCGGGAGCTGCCACGTACGCCGATGGAATTTGGTGGAGTGGCGCATCAACCCAAACATTCCAGCTTGACGATCTAGCACTCAACGATACGACTGGCGGCGTGGATGACAGTTGGTGCGGGGATGGTAAAGTTGTAATTCTGCTACCGAATGCGGCGGGGGATGTGACGCAACTAACTCCGTCAGCCGGGGATAACTACGCGGCGGTAGATGACATTCCACATGACACGGACACGACCTACGTCGAGAGCAGCACGCAAAACCAGTACGACCTTTACAACTTATCGGCGTCGGGCTTGTCTGGCGTGACCATTCGCAGGGTATGGGCTGAAGCTAGAGCAAGGGACACTGTGGCAGAAGGCGGGCTGTTGGCATTGGGATTAAAGACAGTCAGCACGGAATATTGGGGCGACGACTTAAATATGCTGACAACCTATAACGATTATCGCGGGACAGTCCATACCATAAACCCCAACACTTTAGCGGCCTGGACGGTAGCGCAGTTGGATGCCCTCCAAGTCGGGCCGAAAGTGAGGTAGTTTTATGCCAACCAACCTACGCGTGACGAACATCGGAACAGAAGTTGAATACGTCGATGCTACGAACGAACGGCGTGTGACAAACATCGGCGTTCAGGTGGAATACTTCGAGCCGCCAACCAATATGCGTACCACCAGCATCGGCGTGATGGTCGAGTATACACAAGACTCAACCCCTAAAAGCTGGGGCGTCATATTTTAGGGTATGCCATTCCGGTCGAAACGCCAAATGCGATACATGTTCGCAAATCACCCACGGTTGGCTAAAAAGTGGGCGAAGAAATACGGTGTAAAAATCAGGAAGAAAAAGCGTGGCCGATAAAGCGCCTATACTCGAATACGTCGAGCGCTACCGCAAGCAATTGGAGCAATCCGACGCGGCAGCCCTCGACCGGCTGGTAGACGCTTACCAGCGGGCGTATTCGAGGCTGGCAGATAAGGCAGACCTGCTGTTACTGGAAATAGGCGATAGCCCGCCAACCGCGGGCCAGCTGGTCAGGCTGGCGCGCTACAAAGACCTGATGGGCCAGGCGGGGGAGGAATTGCAAGGCTTTACGTCGCTCACCCGCAACGAGATCGAGAAGGCGGGCGAGTTGGGCGTTAAATTGGGCGAGCTGCATGCCAGGGAACTTGTGAGTGTTACGGCGGTTGGCGGCGCATCGATTGCCGCCAGTTTCAACAAACTACCCACAGAGGCGGTCAAGTCGCTGCTGGGCTTCCTGGACCCGGAAGGGCCGCTATACGAGCGGCTGGGGCTGCTTGCGCCGCATACCGCCGGGCTGGTGAGCGATGCGATAGTCGAGGGCGTCGCCCTGGGGCAAAACCCCAAAGTGATCGCCAATTCGGTAAGGGACGCATTCGGGCGCGGGCTTACCGACGCACTGAGGACTGTTCGCACAGTTCAAATTTATAGTTACCGCGAAGCGAACAGGGCGAGCTACCTGGCTAATTCCGACGTGGTGGGGGGCTGGATCTGGAGCGCAACCCTGAACGGTGACACATGCGGCAGCTGTTGGGCCATGCACGGCAGCATTCACGGGCTTGACGAAGTTTTAAACGACCATTACTCCGGCCCCTGCGCTATGACCCCCCTGGTCAAAGGCTTCGCCAGCCCGATCACAGAGACCGGCGAGCAGGCATTCGAGAAGCTATCCGAGGCGGAGCAGCGGCAGATTTTAGGCCCGGGCAAGCATGACCTGTATCAGTCTGGCCAGCTGGATTTTGGTAAGTTGTCAGTGGAGCGAGATGATGCGGTGTACGGCAGGATGAGGAGCGAAGCGACACTTAAGGAGCTGAGCGGTGGCTGAATTGCCGCTTGTAGAATTTCAGGGCGAGAGTATAATAGACGGCAGGACGCGGGTGTTGCTCCTTGCAATCCGCCAGGCGTTGATTATCGCCTTGCGAGCTTTGGAGGAATACCTGGGAATGGAGCAAACCATCCCGAGACGCGTTCGATAATAACTTAATAAGTCGCTAGGATTACCACGCGGCGCATTTCTCTGCCTTGCCAGGATTACCGAGCAAGTCGCAGGAATGCGCCGCTTTTTGTTTAAGCAAATTTCTTACAGGAGGGCCGAGATGGCCGAAGAGCCGAAGAAAGAGGGCGAGATGCCCGCCGATGGGAAACTACCGGCAACCCCGGAACAGCCAGCAGAACAACCCGCCGTGACGGTGGAGGGTTTGCAGGCTGAATTAGACAAGGTGCAGAAGGCGCTCAGGGAGGCCAACTCCGAGAGCGCAGCCAGGCGCAAGAAGCTGGAAGCACTCGAAAAAGCCGAGGCAGACCGCAAGCAGGCGGAGATGAGCGAAGTGGAGAAAATCCAAGCGCAACTCAAAGAAGCGCAGGAGCGGGCCGCAAAGCTGGAGCGTGAGAACGCACAGCGGGCGGCAGCCGAGAAAACCGGCCTCCCCATCGCCTTCACCAGCCGCATCCAGGGCGAGACGCCCGAAGAAATGGAAGCGGACGCCAAAACTCTCCTCGAAGCGATGCCTAAGCCCCAGCCGCCTGACCCCAAAAAGCCCGTCATCTACCCAACTAGCCCCGGCGCAGGAGCCGGGAGCGGCGAGACCGACGAGCAGAAAAGGAAGCGCCTTGGATTACGCTAACCGACCTATGGAGTAATTACCAATGGCACAACTTAACCTTTACAGCGATATTTCGTCTATCGCTCAGTCAGTGCAAGAGGACGCCATTTTCGTCGTGCGTGAAACCGGCCAGATGCAAGGGCTTGTTACCGTATTCGCCGATATGACCGGCCTCAACACTCGCAAGGGGTACCAATTCAACCAGGGTACCGCGCAGGTGGTCGGGGAAGATGATGACCTGACTTCCCGCGCCTTCACCCCGGCCATCGACCAGACCTTGACCCCCGCCGAAATCGGTTTGCAGTTCTTCATCGGCGACAGCCGCGCCGAAAGCGAAGCACCGGAGAGCATCCTGCGGGATGCGTCCCTGGAGCTGGGACTGGCTGCGGGCGATAAGATCAACACCGACCTGATCGGCGACATGGCCTCCCTGACCGGGGGCACCGTGGGCGCTTCCGGGACCGCTATCACATGGGGCTACGTATCGGCTGCCATCGGGCAGGCGCGCAACGCCAACAAGTCTAATGCTATCCCGCTGGCCTGCGTGGTTCACGGCTACCAGTGGTCGGTTCTGGCGAAGGCTGCCAGCATCGCGGGTACGTCCCTGGCGCAGGCTCCCGGAGTTACCGAGCAGATGACCCGCTCCGGTTTCGTGGGTGAGTTCATGGGCGTGCCTCTGTACCAGGTATTCGGCGGCATTTCCGGGACCGACTTCACCGGCGGCGTGTTCCCCAGGGTGGCTTTGGCTATCGACTGGCGGCGCGCTATCCGGGTACGCCCGGAGCGGGATGAGTCCCGGCGCGGCGTCGAACTGAACATGTCAGCCGTTTACGCTCATGGCGTGTGGCGGCCTACCCGCGGCATCCAGATGCTCTTCGATGCCACCGCGCCAAGCTCGTAAGTGAGAGGTGTAAATATGGCTAACACATACGATATCCACATCGCAACCCTGTCCTTGGGCGCCTTCCTTGGCGCAACCGAGCTGCCCCTGGCGAAACTGCCCTCGGGCGGCGGCGGGATACACGTCCTGGAGGCGAACCTGGTCGGCCCATCCGCGGGCACTGTCATCGGCGGGAAACTCGTGACCATGACCGACGCGGGTACCCCGGCTATCAACGGTACTATCGGCGCCTTCGCCGGAACCGTGGTGACAGCTGCAGGTGTGCCGGGTGAGGCGACCATCTCCGATGCTTTTGTCGATGCCGGTGAGTGGATCGGCTTCGACCAGACTTCGGGCACCGTCCCGGCTGGTACGTTCATCAGCCTGGCTTACGTTATGGGCAAATAGCCCTAACGAAGTGACCAATCCGGCGGATAGGCTTCTAGAGCTGAAAAGGCATCCTCCAGCCCTGCCGCCGGTTCCTTGGAGGAATGAGTGCTCTTGGAGGGGCGTAAGAAATGAAGTCAGAAGGTACATTAGAGTACAACAAAAATAACGGAGGAGGTGCAACGCCGACTGGTGGGCTTCGAATACTTTGGCATTCGAATGCTCCCTGGTCGGCCTGACCACCGGCTACGGAAACCAAACCCGCCTGTTCGCCCCGCGCCTGAAAGCCCTGGGGCACGAAGTCGCCATCTCCGCCTTCTACGGGCTGGAGGGCGGGGTCCTCAACCTGGGCGGGATACTCGTGCTGCCGAGAGGCAGGACGCCTTACGGACAGGACATCGCCGCCGAGCACGCCATCAATTTCCAGGCGGACATCCTGATCACGCTGATCAGCGTCGCGCGCCTGCGCCGCGAGGGCGACTCTGACGACACGATCAGGAGCCTCGGGCGCGCGTGCGTGGACGCCGTGGTGACGGATCGGGAGGTCGTGCGCGCTCCTCGCTCTTGATCGGCCGCTCTGCATGTGGTTAACTTTTACCTGATGCGACAGCGGCACCCACGGATGGGTGCCACCGAACAGGGAAGGACACGGGAAGATGGCGGTTATCAAGTCGGCGTACGAGCTCGCCATGGAGCGAACCAAGGACATCGCGGGAGACAAGGAAGCTCTCGAGGCGAGCGCGAGCAGCACCGAGGGCAAGAAAGCCGTCTCGCGGTTCCTGGACGACAAGGAGGTGAAGCTCCGCGATGAGCTCAAAAAGTTCGACCGCAAGCGAGCGGAGTGGGCCCGCGACGGAATGCTGCAGGCTCTCCTCGCCAACCTGGTGCTGCCCGCGGACGAGCTCGGCATCCAGCGGAGCAGGAGGATCGCCGAGGGGCTTTCGGACCTCGGGAACAAGTCCCGCCAGCTCTCGCAGCTGTTCGCGCAGCTCGAGGACTTCTTCAAGGAATACATAGAAGAGCGCAAACGGGTCCGCGATCTCATAGAGGACCGCTACAGCCAGAAGCTCAAGCAGAAGGAGCAGGAGCTGTCCAAGCAGCTCGGCGGCCCCGTCAAGATCGATCCTGCGCAGGATCCGGAGTTCGTCGGCCTCCTGCGGCAGAACATGGGGAACCTGGAGGCCCGCTATGCTGAAGTGCTCGCGCGCGTGAAGGAGCAGATCACGGCCCTGCTCAAGCCTTGAGCAGCAGGAGGAATGCCTCCTCGTCGACGATCGTGACGCCAAGCTCGCGCGCCCGCTCCA